TATCATGAGCTACTCAAGGAGCACAAGATATTCAGGGGCATCAACCTGAACTCCGGCCCACAGATGCAGAGCGTCATATTCGGCGCCCTCAAAGAGGCGAGCGTCAAAAAGACCAAGACAGGGGAATCACTGGACGAGACAGTGATGAACCACTTCGCCTACGCAGGCAAGACATGGGCAAGGAAGATACTGGAGATACGGGGGTTCGATAAGCTCCTCTCAACGTACATCAAGAAGATACCGAAGATGGTCAATGTGGACGGCAGGATCAGGACGCAGTTCGATCCGATGGGGACTGTCACAGGCAGGCTGTCATCGAGCGAACCTAACCTGCAGAACATACCACGCGACAACCGTGTGTACCGTATGTTCGTGGCAAGCAAGGACAAGGTGTTCTTCTACTTTGACTTCAGCCAGATGGAGCTTAGAATAGGATGCTCGATCGCCAACGAGCTGAAGATGATAGACGCATTCAAGCACCCTGTGGATGCAGAGGGCCATAAGATAGACCTTCATATACGCACAGCGATGATGATCAAGAGCAAGAAGGCGAGCGAGATCACCAAGGACGACAGGCAACTGGCGAAGGGCACATCGTTCGGATTGCTCTATGGGCAGGGTGCGGAAGGACTGAAGCAATACCTGTTCGACAAGTTCGGCATTGACATACCGCTGAAAGAGGCCGAGCGCATACGAAAGATATTCTTTGACACATACACAGGCCTGCCGTTATGGTATAGGAGGGTGCAGGGCGATTTGATGACGAACCACCAGATCATATACCCCACAGGCCGGATCAGGAGATTCCCACAGATAGCAGCGCTGGGCAAGGTCACAGGGGATATATTCAGGCGGGGAGTCAATGCGCCCGTGCAGGGATCGGCAGGGGACACCGTGCTGTTCGTGATGGCGCACCTGCACCGACTGATAGCCAAGAGGAAGATGCCAAGCAAGTTTGTCAACCAAGTTCACGACAGCGTCCTGCTTGAGATGGACAACTCAAAGGCACTGATAGACGACACGAAGGAGCTGGTCGAGCTTGTGATAAAGGATGTGGTACAGAACGATTCGATGTTCAGGTGGATCAAGGTGCCACTCGAGTGCGAGTATAAGGTGGGGCAGAACTGGGGAGAGCTGACAGAATGAGACGGATCAATCCGAAGCCAAGACATGACAGGGCGCAGGCGAAGTTGCTGGGTAGGGCAATTGACGGATTCGCTAAGGTCATAGCATTGAAGGTATGGTGGGCGTTCAATACCTTTCAATGGAAGCATGTAGCTTTTGTACGGTCAGGAAATATACAGGCAATCCATATCAACGGAAAGCTTGTGGCATTATACGACACGGAAAGTAAGAAGGTAAGCTTACCTCCCACACTTGGGGATGGAGACGTCACAGTAGATTTCTGGGTGCGGATAAAGACATTCGACCCAAAAACATGGACGAGAGCGCAACACTTTGCGTTCGCAAAACATTTCAGGAGGGTAGCATGAGCGAACGATGCATTCATCAGGACGTGTGTGAGTTCAAGCAGGAAGGGCCGGAAGGGGTGTGTGGGCTGAGAAAGATATGCAAGCACTACCCCGAGGAGGACGAGGACGGCATCCCAAGGAAGCCGAGCAGGAAGAAGGTCAGGATAGACGAGGGCGATACTCTCACCAGCGAGGCCGTCTTCAAGAGGGCAAAGAAGAAGCTGGAGAACCTACGGGACACAGGGAACCTTGACGAGAACCAGGTCAAGGCCCTGGATGGTGTCAAAGGGAAGCACTTCAAGACGCTGACCGAGCCACAGAAGGCGCAGATCGTGGAGATGTCCGACAGCATAAAGGTGTAACGGGAGGCAGCATGATAAGCAAGTGGGGAGCCGTCCACCAGAAGATATTCGATGAGTGTATCAAGGCTCAACCGAAATGGCGGTCGAACCGGGGTGCACTGAAAAAGGTAATCGGGATCAGCGTGACGGACGGAGACGAGTACAAAAGGGTAGTAGTCGGCGGCAAGACATACCTGGTGCCGATCGTAGACATCGTATGCATCGGGATCAGGGCAGAGGAAGTGCCGTTCAAGTATAAAGAGGCAGGGAAATGAAGTGTAACCGATGCCAGCAGGAAGCCGGTAGCGCAGGCCTGATCAACGGCCTGTGCCACCAGTGCTTCTGGAATCCACCACAGACCCAGTACAGCTACAAGTGCCCGGACTGCCATGGTGAGTTCCAGCAACCAGCGATAATAATATCGACTGGTAATACGGGCGCGACACACAAGTGCCCGTTCTGTGGCAGGATCATGCAAGGTACGACATAAGGAGGTAATATATGGCAGGCGAAATAGGCGAGACAGGTGGTCATATTTTTCAGGGATGGAATAATTCAGCTACCGATACAGCGCTACCCGTGAGCTTTGGATGGGCCACACAGGTGACGCAGGAGCTGAAGTCCCCTCACTTCGAGGCGAACATAAAGTATTCGAAGACGATCGAGGGCATACATCCACAGCTGTACTTCAGATACCTGAAGAGCAAGTTCAGCATGATCGAGACAGAGTTCTTCAAGCGCAGGATGAAGCAGCTGGAGAAGATGGTGGACGAGTATGCCGAGCTCGGGCAAGAGGCACTGAGCGACGAGTGCATCAGGCAGTTCTACATCATGGGCAGGGAGTCGGCGATGTGGGCATGCGGTATAAAGATATTCGTCACCCATGAGCAGATTGAGAAGTTCAGGTACAAGGTAAGGGGGTGCGGCCTAAAAGTAACGCCGATCAAGAACTTTGCCAGGGTGATACCCGATCATGCTGCTAGGCAGATAAAGTTCTGTATGGAGAAGAGGCTGTTCGATGACTATGTAATCGTGCACATCGATAGCAACGACTGGCGCAAGTCGGCCGTCAAAGAGACGGACAAGGAGAAGGTCAAGCGCGAGAAAGACCCGATATGCTTCGGCAGGATCAGGGAGTCTGACAAGTACTATTTTGTGGCAGACTGGGAGGACGAGATCGACTCACTCAAGCTGGACGACATCATCAAGGCGCTCAGCTTGAAGAAGAAGGACATGAAGATGAAGTACAAGATGGACAGGCCGGAGATCAAGAAAAAGAAGTAATCGAACGGGCATTGGGAGCGTGCCTTTAAGGGGATGAACAACCCAGCTCCCGCCAATAACAAGGAGGAGCAGATGGGAAAGAGGGCTAAGGCAAAGAAGCAGGCAGCAAGGAAGGCAGCAGGCGCGATGCTGGTCACGTTTGTACTGGACGAGACAGGATCGATGGGCGTGGTGAGGGACGCGACGATCAGCGGCTTCAACGAGTACGTCGAGTCGTTGAAGAAGGGTGCAACAGGGCCGGTCAAGTTCACGTTGACCAAGTTCGACAGCAGTAAGACCCAGATCGTATGCAATGCGATCGACATCAAGGACGTGGCTCCGTTGAACAGGGACACATACACGCCGGGTGCAATGACACCGCTGTACGATGCGGTGGCAGCAACGATCAGGGCCACAGACGAGAAGCTCACGCCGATCGTCAACAAGCCGACAGTGCTCTGCGTGATCATGACAGATGGCGAGGAGAACGCATCAAAGGAGTATACCCGAGAGAAGCTGTTTGCACTGATCAAGGAGAAGGAAGCACAGGGATGGAGGTTTGTGTATCTGGGTGCCAACCAGGACGCATGGTTGGTAGGACAGGCGCTGGGGCTGGCAAAGGGCAACGTCGTGACCTATGATCAAAGCAAGACCGTCAAGACGTTTGCCATGGTAGGCATGGCGAGCGTGAAGTATGCGTCGCATGTCGGCGCCGGTGGCCAGAGCGCAAACTACGGTAACTTCTTTACGGATAAGGATGAGGAGGACGTAAAGTAAAATAGTTCAGACAAACAACGGAAAATCTACTCCTTATATATGTAGGGAAGAAAGGGGGTGAGTAGATGGCAGACGAACAGGTGGTGTTGGATATGGACTTGGAAGTAAAGGTCGGGAAGTTCTCCTGGAAGGGAAAACTATCTGACGTCGCTAAGATCAACATGAACAAGCTGGGTGTTGAGCTGGCGCGGCAGCCCGAGCTGGTATCGTGGTTTGGGGTGGTATATGCAGAGGCAATAGATGCGGTGTCGAGGCTCAAGAACGAGGTTCAGAACCTACAAGATAGTCACACAGCGAAATATGCTGAGCTGGACTTGCGGGTAAGGACGGAGGCAGAGAGTAAAGGGAAGGACAAGCCGACCGAGCCCCGTATCAAGGCGATGATTCTCACGCATCCAGAGTACGTAGACCTCCAGAAGCGAACCCAAGCCAAGCAGGACGAACAGCTCAATGCAACATCAGCCATGAACAAGATCGGCAAACTGCTGGTCGGGTTGGAGCATAAGAAGGATATGCTAATTCAGTTGTCAGCAAATGTTAGAAAGGAGCTGACGGCAGGAAATTACGAGGATCCTTCGGGCACAAAGCCCTCGTAAGGTCGAAGTACTCAAAGAGGAGGAAGGTAAAATGGGTTTGGATCTAAAGAAGGTGCGGGAGAATTACGAGAAGAAGACAAGCGAGAAAGGCTCATTCGATAGATGGAAGCCGACTGCCGGTGGTAACCCGGTCAGGGTTATACCGCACACGCTGAAGTATTTCACGGAGCCCGTATCGGAGATAGCGTTCACCTACTTCATGCACTACAGCATAGGGCCGGAAGGATCGAAGAGCTCTGTGGTGTGCCCGAAGAGCTTCAACAGGAAGAATGTCTGCCCGATATGCGAGGCAGTAGCACAGCTCCAAAAGACAGGTGACCCCAACGATGCGTCACTCGCAGCGGACATGGGGATGAGGCGCAGGTACATCCTGAACATCATTGACCTGAAATCCGCCGAGACGGTGGCGAAGGGGATCCAGCCGTACGAATGCGGGCCAACCGTGTACAACGACACGATCAAGTGGATCAACGAGAAGTGGGGAGACCCACTCGACCTCGAGAAGGGAAGGAACTTCACCGTCACGATGACTGTTCCGGCCAGCGGTAACAAGAAGCGGACGGAATACTCTGTGGAGCCCGATCCGCAGCCGTCATCGATTATGGACAGCCTGCCTCAGAACTGGAAGGAGCAGGTTAAGAAGCTCGAGACGTTGATGCCGAAGGTTGTGCCCTACGACACGATCAAGAAGATGCTTGAGGGTGAGGTTGACTACGGCACAGCAGGGGAAGAGAACGGCGAGGAAGCTCCGCACGTGGGCACGGCGAAGGAGGCTGTGAAGGTTACAGCGCAGGCGACAGCTCAGATGACACCGGCACCCGCACAGGTGCAGGGAGGGGCAGGCACAGGGCCAGTACCTGCAGCGCCGGGTGGGAAGCCGAAGTGCTACGGGCAGCTCTACTCTACCAAGAGCGAGAAGTGCATAGCATGCGGTGTGAACGACCCATGCAAGGCAGAGTTCCTTAAAGAATAGGATAACGGATGGGGGCGGGCTGGGCTACTAAGTGGCGGACACAAAGGCTTAGTGTAAGGGTCAAACCGCGCCTACCCAGCCAGCCCACCAACTAAGAGAGGGTAAGACATGGCAAAGGACAAAAGTGTATTTGAACTGGTGGCCGACGAGTTCGATGATGTCGTCGTAGGTAAAGGCGAGGACATCAAGAGCTGGGTCGACACAGGCAACTACGCCCTCAACAAGATCGTATCAGGGGACTTCTTCAAAGGGTATCCGTGTGGCAAGATCACTGAGCTGTTCGGAGACCCGTCTGCAGGCAAGTCGTTCTTCATATACAACGCGATCGCCAACTTCCAGAGGCGGTACGAGCGGCATGCGTACCCGATACTGGACGACGTAGAGGATGCGTTCATGGCGAACGTGGTTGAGATGATGGGAGTGGATGTCCCGAGAGTAATACGCAGGACATCAGATACCGTGGAAGAACACTTCAGGAAGATGTTCCTTGGAACGAAGGATACAAAGGGGCCGGACGGCGAGAAGATAAAAGGAAAGTCTGGGCTCATACCGTTCATCAAGGAGCAGGATCCCGAGGCGAGGATACTGCTTGCGCTGGACAGCGTGGCGATGCTCTCGACCGAGCATGAGAAGGACGTAGGGTTCGACAAGGACGACATGACCAAGGCGAAGAAGATCAGGGCAGGCGTCCGTATGGTATGGGATTACGTTGTGGACAACGATATCCTCTACATCATATCGAACCACGTCATAGCGGACATCGGCGCATGGGGGCAGGCAAAGACCACGCCGGGTGGCAAGGCGATACCGTTCATGAGTTCGGTGAGGGTGGAGCTTTCCATACGGAACAAGCTGAAGAGGGGCGAGAAGATCATAGGTGTGGAGACCGAGGCGTTCATAAAGAAGAACAAGATCGCCCCGCCGTTCAGGAAGGCCAGGATTAAGATATCGTTCGACAAGGGCATTGACAGGATGAGCGGAGTCGCCAATATACTTGTGCAGGACGGCTTCCTTAAAGAGCGGAGCGGTTGGTT